AATCAGCCCTTGCAACGCTGCGCCCCGGCGCACGCTGGACGCTTCGCGGATTCACCTATGACGGCCTTGAGTGGTTGGATGATTCGACCAAACCCACCGAAGCTGAGGTTGCCGCGAAGATGCTGGAGCCTGAACCCGTGCCAGTTCCGCAGGAAGTCCCCACATGGGCACTCCGTGAGGTGTGCATGATTCGCGGACACACTGAGGCAATCACCGCAGCCATCGAGGCCCTTCCAGAGCCTCCACGCGATAAGGCCAAAAATAGGTGGAATCATAAGACTACAATATCACGAGGGTCTGATATGATTACTGCCATGCGCGCCTTGCTTGGCTGGACCTCTGACTACGTTGACGAACTTTTCATTGCTGCAGATGCACTAGATAAATCATGAGATCACGCACCAGAATCTCTGGGCCTAACGTAATGTACACTGGTAAACCTGGTGTGCAGTTTATGCACGTCAGTGCACCTGATACTGAACGTATTAGTTTGAATCGTCTTGTGCCTACTGCGCTTCTAGACGAAGCTAACGTGCCTGCTGCTGATGTTAACAGATTCGTATCCACGACACTTTTGGATGAGACAAACATTCAGGCGGCGGATGTTAATAGACTGCTTATCACAATTGTCGTAGACGAAACTTACCCTTGATTATATGGCTAGACTTAAATTTTGCGGATTCGATTATACACACGTTGCGGGAACTCCGGTTATTAACGGTACGTCATTCTATACTGGAATTTTCGATTTTGCTGTGGATAGCGGTATGCTTCTTCAATCGTTCCAGGACGATGCCATATCCATTGCGCCCGGCGTTTCCGGATCAGTAGACAATATTGGCAATGTAGGTCGAAATTCCTCTGACGGTGGGTCAATGGGCTTTAGGCAAAACGGTGCAAGCATACAACTCACCGCGTACAACGTACTCACGCAAGGTGTGACTTGTCTGCGTTCGACACTAGGCAATCCTTCGGAACTTTGGGTTACCTTAGATATTTCGCATTTGTTCAATGTGAATGCGGACAATCCTGCCACGCTTCAACGATCCGAGAGCCGTTACCAAGTGTTCAAATGGGGCGATTTGTCATTGAGGCTGCGCAGGATTTTTAATGTAAGCACGACAGCGGATATTACGTTTGAGCTTTTCAATGCAGCGACCAGTCTGGGTACGATTACTCTTACCTCATTGGCCAGCGGCTCTTGGATGCATGTTAGAATTCGAGCCAAGCTCGACGTCTCCGGAGCGTTCGAGGTCAGTATTAACGGCGTATCATCCAATCATACAGGCATCAATACAGTTGCAACTACGTCGTTGGCGTCCGCGACACAACTGTGGTTTTCGGCAGGAACATTAGGTTCTTACACAACTACAGCACCTTTCTCTCTTGGCAGCATAGATAACCTCCTTATCGACGATGCAGCGTTTCCAGCCGGTCGCCCAAGCGGACGACGTGTTGCCATTGCTTCTGATAATGCTGTTTCTGGATTTGTCGCTACAAGCGGCGGCACACTTACAACAGCCGTTTCTGCTATTGACTCCAACCTTGCACGCGGCACAGGAGTTGGAGCTTCTGTTCAGTTCAATCTAGCTTCTGTCACCACAACTGGCCTTAACTCCAATATCCTTGGTTGGCAGGTGCAAGCATGTCAGGTAAGCAATGTAGATGTGCTTGCTGCTAAACGTATCGTCGGAGGAATTGAATTGTCAGGCACAGTCTATAACGGCAGCAACTGGGCTTCCATGGCGCCTCCGCTGACACCCAGTACTGTAAATCCTGGAATCGAAACTGTGTTCTATAAAGGAGGCACCACAGACTTCACACTTTCCGACATACCTAACTGTAAGCCACGACTCACTGTGGCAAATGTTTAATCACATGAAAACGTTACTGTTCATGGCAATCCTGTGCACAGGTTGTGCAAACTTCAAAACTGTTCAAACCGATGAGCGACAACTCCCAGACGGGTCGTACACCAAGATTACCACGCGTGCCTCGAGTCGCACGATCTTCACGAGTAAGTCGGATCTCGCGAACTTCAAGGCTTCCCAGACCGAAGGACAACAGTCAGCCACCGTTGGATCCCTCGGGCAAGCCTCCTCCGGAACCAACGCCGTAGAAGCGTTGAAATCCCTTGATTCAATTCTGGGGAAGATTCGATAGCCCTCGCACGCCCTCCCAACGGCTGGCGTGCGGCACTCGCCGCACGCCCTCGGACGCGTTGCGCTCCTCGCGCCCGACCCTCCTGCGCCCCGCGGATCTTTCCCCTCCCGGTCCCGCGCGCAGCGCGGCCCCTACAAGACTCGCAATTTATATGGCACATTTCAAGCATCCTAAAAGGATGCTTTTTCGTCCTGATACCCTTGATTCTGTAATATACCATTCGGTATTTAAGCTGAATGAGTATAATCTTCCGCCTAATATTTGCAAACCTGTGATAGATATAGGTGCACATATTGGCAGTTTCGCATTAGCTGCATTAAGTCGCGGTGCACCTATTGTGGTGTGTTACGAACCTGAGCTTGATAATTTCAAGTTATTGTCGAAAAATCTTGAGCCATTTGTACAGTCTGGTAGAGCTGTTTTGCATAATGCGGCTGTGGGCTTAAAACGTGGTTTTGCATCATACACCAAATCTAACGATGTGCATAACACGGGCGGTGGTGCAATTGATACTAAAGTAGCAGGTTCTGTAAAGGTGTTTGCAGCTAAACAAGTATTTGCGCAATTTGACTCTTTTTTACTTAAATTAGATTGTGAAGGTTCCGAATACGAAATAGCAAAAGAGCCTACCATAACAAAAGCCTACGCTATCGTAGGTGAGTATCATAATGGTAAACGTCCTATTCTGCCTCACGTACATATATGTTCTGTTGCTCACACAAAAGAACTGGGATTCTTTACTGCGTCACATGCGCCTGATTTGACCTATTGTTATCCGTATGCTCAGGATGTACTATCAGGCTACGGTAGAGTGTCGCATGTAGTAACAAAGACTTTAGGACTCCGTAGTGTAAAAGGTAATGCAGTGTTAGGGCTTGCTCCGGCTGATTTTAGGATAGGCGCCCATATTCGTATGGCCACGTGGGAATCAACTAAACTGCCTACATTACACGGTATAGAGCCATCTTCTGTACTTGTTGTGCCTTGTGCGCATAATGTTACAGCTTTGCGTGCCTCAGGCTATCGTGGACGTATTGAGCTTCTCCCTCAATGGGGTGACTTAGCTTTTAGCCATTTGCCTGCACATAGACCATTTAAGTTTATTTGCATAGCGCGCGATAACAATGTACCAACACGGAAGGGCATAGACGAACTTATTACATGGTTTACAGAGGCTTTCCCCACACAGTCTGATGTGGAGCTTACTGTTAAACAGTCGCCTTATTGCAAGCGCCGTTATACTTACGACAAGCGTATAACAATCATATATGAGGATTATGATCGCACAAAATACCAAGACTTGATAGCAAAACATCACTGTGGTATTTTTCTATCTGGTGCAGAGGCCTGGAACTTCCCTGCTTGTGAGCTTATGTCTGCCGGACGGCCCTCTATCATCATACCGTTTGGAGGTCCTGCTGACTTTACTACCACTAAAACTTCATGGCATTTGCCGTATAAACTTATAAAAGCACCTATTGACGTATATAAAGCTATCGGTGAAGTTGCATATCCATATAAAGACGGCACGATTCAGGCTATGCAAGAAGCATATTCCGATCAACTTCTCCTTGCAGAGAAAGCAGTAGCTTCCGCCAGAATGTCACACGAATATACAGAAGCTCGCTTTGCTCAACGCTTGCGGGATATAGTAAGGAAATATGCCTAACGGATACGGACTAAACTTTAAGAAAGCAGTTGCAGGACTTTCTCGTTCATTCAAGAAAGCCTGTGGTGCTACGAAGAAGAATCAGGAATTAGTAATTCCTGCTTTTTCGTATTCATATCCGGCGGGTGCAGGCGCATCGCAAATCGTTGCAGTCTATACCGTACCTATAGTTACACCATGGACGATACGTTATCCTATTACACGTCCGTCTACTTCGTTTGTAGCTGTCCTTCGCTGGGTTACTGCTGGCGTCACTTATCGTTATAAGCTTTGGTCAGGTGTTGGCGAGATACTGCCTTTGCCTACGTATATTGGGGAAACTATTCCTTCTGGTGCAGCATTAGAGATTTGGACAGCTAGTGCAAATCCAGCAGTTTTGTCTACTACTTGGAGAATACCACTTGGTATTCTAGAAAACCCATCTACTCCATGTGACACCGACGGTACAGATATTAGTCCTTCTGTCTGCGTTCCTCCTTTTACGTACGGTACAATAACCTCAATGTTAGCACATTGCGCACTTTAATATGCCTACCGCTGAAGAACAAGTTTTAGTTGCCGGAGCAGATTTGACTCCTACATTTGGAGCACATGCGGCACTCATTGAACAAGCCATTGAGCTTGCCACTACAACCTCGTATCGTGGTCTAGTCATCTATTCAGATACTACACCTGCTACGTCCGGACAACCTTCTGGTTATCCAGCCGGTTGGTATGAGTGGCACAAGCGATGTCTTTGGCTTAAGCCTTCTACTGGAGAAGTGTTCCAGTGGAACGGAACTACTTGGGCTCTTGCTATCGCTAAGCCCGGCGCGAACACGATCACAGGTTCGATGGTTGCGTCAGCTACGCTTGAGATTTCTAAGCTTAAGCCTGACGCAGGTCAATCACTTAAAGTCATTCGCGTTAATCTTGGAGAATCTGCATTCGAGTATATTGCGCCTGCTGATCTGTTCTCTGCTAACTCCATCGCAATTTCTAAGCTTGATGGTACATCGTCAGGAAGTTACGTCCTCACGCGTCTTGCGGGTTCTAAGTCATGGACCTTGTTCGACTCTGCTACGATTATTGGATTGTTCGGCGCTAATGAGTTCCCCGTTGACTACCTGACTCGTGGCTCGGCACTTCAAGTACCAATGGTAAATGCAGGTGGTACTGCAACTACTTGGGCATCTGTGCTTTCAGGTATTGCAAACTACACCATCCCACTAGCGAAGATTTCCAAGACTATTGCTGATGCAGGTAAGTGGCTTAAGGTGCAGCCTGACGGCTCTTTGCTTGCAGAAACGCTTCCTACTTCAAGCTCTGCTGCTGTAAATTTTGCATCATCTGGTGAAGTTGTCTCAGGTACTGAAGCAGCTAAGGCTATTGCACCTTCGACGGCACGTTATATTCAAGGCGCCACGAGGGCGTTGGCTTTTGTATCACTGGCAATTAACTCCGGTGGCACTGATACGTTAACAGGTTGCTCATTGGTTGCCGGTTCTGTTGGTGTATCCAGTGTTACATTCCTTACAGCGACTACTTTCAGAATAACGTTCTCGGAAGCGTTGTTTACCTCAATCCGTAAAGTGCAAATTTATCCTACAGCACTTGACGGCGATCAGACTTACATTGTACCAGCGGCTCTTACAGTCGTTCCCGGTAAGACTCTCACGGCTGCATATGACACTGATTCTAGTCTGATTATTACGATGTCGTCTGCCGCTACCGTTCCTTCAACTGGCAACTATCTCATGTACATTACTGTGGAATAATATGTTGCGCAACATTCTTTCAGAACTGTCAGAAGCTATCTCTATTCCTGCAACTTCTGCAGACAATAGGGCGCAGCTTCTCCGTTACATCAATCGTGCGTACCACGAGTTCTATTCTACCTGTGACCTCCCAGGTTCTATCTGGGAACAAGTGTTCACACTCACGGAAGATGTTCAACAGGTCTCTCTTCCGTGGTATGTAGGCCAAGTGCGTATGATGCGCCGTCCGTACACACGCCTTAAACACGTCATTGAGAACCTAGCCCCTCGTTACCACAGCGTCCGATGGACTCAACCGTACAAGACTGTACGGTTTATGGCTACTCGTGCGCTGCATACACCGCTTGCACTTGAGTCACAAATCACTTTCACGCTTGCCTTAGCTCAGTCTATCCCGTTCACAGTAACTATCACTGGTCAAACGCCTTCTGCTGCGTCTATCACTGAAACAGTTACGTTCCTCGCTGGTGAACTTACAAAGACTACCACTAATCAGTTTTCCAAAGATGATCCTATCGGTATCTCTTCCATCTCTAAATCAGAGATCCTTACCTGTGACCTACAGGTAAAAGACGGCTCGAACACTGCACTTTCTACGATTCCCGCTCAGTTGTCACAGGCTCATCATATCATTCTGATGACCAATGACTACGATCTAGGAACATACACCAACGCAGACAACCAAGTCGAACTGCTCTATAAACGGACGTTCGTACCAGTCTATAACGATGAAGACGAATTCTGCACGCCGTTACTTGAAACTGCGATTCTATGGAAAGCTCGTGCATATGCCTACTCGATGGCGAAAGATGAGCTATCGGCGCAGCAAGCGATACTCGCCGAGCAAAAAGCAAACGACTTGGCGGCCGAAGTATTGAAGAATATGGCTGACCAGACAACGGCTTTCATGTCTGTAGCAGAGATGCCCGGCGAAAGCGCTGCCCTTCGCGTCTATAATCCCTTCACTTCGCGTGACGGTACTACTAACTTCCTATGGTAAAAAACAATTTCAAGGGCGGCATTCAGACGCAGGCTTCTTCCGAGAAATCTGACTTCGATAGCACGTATCAGTTGCTTGTCAACGGACGTGTGCGCAATAACGTCGTTGAACCTGTAAAGTCTCCCGTAGAGATTCCTGTTCCGGAAGGCCTACTGCAATGCCTTGCCTCGTTTGACGACAACATTGTCTGTTTCGTAGCCGGTGTTGCATACTACCGTAAGACTTCACAAGCTTTCTGGACACAAATCACCGGCGCACAGCTTAGTGATACTGCGCCTCGCGTATATCTGGAACTCCTCCCCGGTTCGTCCGTTAATTTTGTCCGTAAAACGGCCTATGCTGTACTGGACGAGACTAGCCCAACAGGTGCGTCACGTGCTTGCCTTTTCTGTACGGACGGAGAGACACAGCCTATCGTTATCTTCCCTGATGGTTCTGCGCGCACCACTAAAAACTGGTCAGAATGGACAATCACTGATCGTGAATATGTACCTATCTGCATTTGTCCTCGCTTTATCGGAGCAAAACTGTACGTCTTCATTAAGGATAGCGATGGACGTTTTACGCAGATCGCACACTCAGTTACCGGTCGCCCTCTTGATTTCGTACTGCTCGTAAACGATGCAGGCGACAAAGCTGGTCCCGGAGAAAATGAGTTCGGTGCACCTGCTCTACGTTTCCACGTAGGCTATGAGCCTCTTACAGCTATCTCTGCTGTGCCGGGCGCAGATGGTGCGTTTATCGCATCTTCCATTAAGCGCTCTACGCAGGTAATTCCTGACTTCGATAGACTCACTGGTGGAGAGCCTACTTTTCGTCGGCAACCCTTGTTCGATGTTGGTTGTTTCGGTCCAGAAGCGATTACCGATGTCAACGGCGACACTGCTGTCGTATATCCCGGAGGCATTCGTACTTACAACGCAGTGATGCAGTTGAAGTTTCAAGGTAAAAACGCTCCGCTCAACAGACAGATTCAGAACCTTACCACTACTGCGCTCCAGACTACTGGTGCTACTTGCCAGTTCGACAACTATACGGGTTTCGCAGTACAGACTAGGTTTGGTCCCGGTATTGTTTGGTGGGACCAGACACTTGGTGTGTTCGTGGCACTTGACATTTGGCCCGGAGTGGCTAAGGTTGTTGAGTTTGCACCAGTAATCACTGCCACAGAATCCCGACTGTTCTTCCGTACAGAAGACGGTAAGGTTTTCGAAGCATTCGCAGGCTCATATGGAGAAAACCAAATCACCCTACAGGATCTATCACCGGCTGACGGCGGTTCTGTTCTATCTTTGCGTTCTTTTAGCGCGGCTTTCCTGTTGGGCACTACACCGGGTTATGCTTCTATTGATGTGTATGCAGATCGTGACCTTGTGCATACTAACACAGAGACAATTCCTGTAACTTCTGCACAAGAAGATCCTTCTGCGCGTCCGATTACTCCCGGAACTATCGTACCTGACGCATTCATCGGTGACTTCAAAGTGCCACAGCCTATTCGCGCCTACAAGAATACTGTAGTTATTCGTTGGACAGGCGATGCTAAGCTGTCATCATTGGAAATCAACGAGGAAATCACAAGAGGTACTTCTAACGCTGCTGTTCCTGCTGTACAGTCTGTGATTACAGAACATAAGCTGATCTTCTTCTCCGATGATGGGCTAATTAACACAGCACGCACGAACAATTACTCGCGCATGCGTCGCGAAGACAGTGTTACTGCGTTCATCGGCGCTGGCGATCATGCTTACAACAGCGGCAGCGACGCAGAAGTCACGGCTAACTTCTCTACTTACTGGGGAATTGAGAAGCTAGCCGGTAAATTCTACGCTGCTCCCGGAAACCATGACCTCGACACCAACAACGGACGACCATTCTTCCAGTTCGTGCGCCAGACTCCAGAGCGCTATTCCAAAACACTGTTCGGCGCACATACGGAAGTGTTTCTTTTCAATTCCGGACTTAATACTGCCGGAACACAGACAGATCCACTCAACTCCGACGGCGCAACGCTACTTGATTCTACCCAAGCTAAGACATTGCTTCGTGATCTAGCGGCATCTACCGCACGTAACAAGATTGTCGTGTGGCACCATCCGCCGTACACGTCTTCTTCTACGTACTATCCGGGCATTTCAGTCTTCCGTCCGCTTACGGAAGCAATCGCCAATGCAGGTGCTTCGGCACTTGTCTGCGGACATGCTCACCTGTACGAACGACTGAATAAGTACCTTCCCATCTTCATTGTCGGTACTGGTGGTGCAGCTTTGCACTCACTTAGTACGACACTTGCAGAAGGGTCTAAGAAACAAGTTATAGACTATGGCTATCTCAGGGTCAACGCCGGACCACTTCGATGCATCTGGGAGTTCGTCGGATCCTCAGGAACCGTCTTGGATAAGTTCATCACCTGAGGTTAAACTGGTGCAGTTATTCAGTTATGTGCGTGCAAACGATAAGTTAGCGTACACGCACATGACTGACGGCCAGCTTCGCGAACACCTTAGATTCAGTATCTACACAGCACAGGTACTTATTCGAATAGACGACGAAACAAGCGAAATAAACGGACTAGCTACTTGGACGATCCGACCAGATCACCAAGTAGTTTTTCTTGTAGGTATCTTAGGAGATAAGGATTTCCTAAAGTACATGATACATGAATGGCAAAACCAATATCCTTTCTACGATTTAATGTACTTCCGCAAAGGACGTGCAGTGCGACGTAAAAACACAAACATTCTACACTTGAACTAATATGGGCGGCGGACCAACATATCAAAACAGTCAGGAGACTACAGCAGACATGATGAAGGCATGGACACAATACATGCCTGAGCTTACTCGTGTAACGGGTGAGAACATTCTGCCTATGGAGCTTGCCCAGTTGCAAGCACAACAGCAACTTGCGCCTCAACAGGCACAGTTGAGCTACGATCTTGCGAGTCAGTATCTGCCACAGTTCACGCAACTGGGCGTGGACCAAGCGCGCCAACAGGCAATGGGGCAGGCTGAGTCTGATGTTGCTTTGATGGCCGGTCCAGGAAAAGAGCTTGCTGCGAACACGTTGGCTATCCAACAGATCCTTGATCCAGAGTTCTATAAGTCGCGTGGACAAGCTGGCGATGCATTGACTAGTCTGTTTGGTTCACTCGACGATCCTACAACTGGCCTGTCCGGTGCCGAGCGAGAGGAGGTGACACGCACGCTCGCACGCGACAATGCTTCTCGTGGCAATCTTGACGCTACGCAGAACTCTACCGTGGAAGCGGCAATGCAGATGGGCAGCGCAGGACAAGCACGCAAGTCACAGAAACAGGCCGCTATCGGACAAGCAGTTCAGGCTGCTGCTGGTGCAATGCCAGCATTCCGTACTGGTGTTGACGCATTGCAACTTACGACTGGTAGACCTTCTACGCCTAACGTGGGTCTTGGACAGTTCGGCGGTGTACAGCAGGTTGGCAACAATACGATGCAACTTGGCTCACAGTTGATGCAGCAGACTGGTACGTTCGCAGGAAACAATCAGCAGAACCAAGCTACTAAGAAGGATGCGTTCGATAAGTTCGGACAAGTCGCTGGAGGTCTAGGCGCTATGACTTCTTGCTGCTGGACCTTCCGTGAGTTTACAGACAAGTTCCCGAACGGTGTGCCTTGGTACGTGCGGGCTTCTCGTGACGCACACTATACTCCTGCGCGCCGAGAAGGCTATCGACTCTTCTCTAAGTATATGGTACCCCTTATGCAGAAGAGCAAAGTAATCAGGCTTATCGTTGATCTCTCCCTCGTTGACCCTCTTACCAAGCATGCGGCTTGGCTAGCCGGAGTCAACAAATACGGTTGGGTCTTCGAGCCGTTGAAAGTTGCATGGTTAGGCTTTTTCCAACTGCTAGGCTCACACAATGGCGAACCTGCCGAGGCTTACTCCTAAGCTTCGGACGGCGATCTGTTGAGTTCTGGTATCTTCCGGCGAACACATACATCCCACGGCACACGCATGGCTTCTTTAGCTGGTTTGTGCTACTGTTTGGTTCAGGGGCCGAGATAGGTCGAGGAACACAGTCTGGCAGTTGGACGCTTTTCAGGGTTCACGAAGTGCCTGCGGGTGTTGTACACTGGTTGTACGCGCCTCAGGCACTTCTTTTTGTTTCCTATCAATCACACAAAGATACAGCAGTAAGTGCGTCGGAGGATTTTATTTATGACAGCATCTGAACGAAGTTTTCTTACAAGGAAAGCTAGGTACGAGCAACCAGCACAAGCTACAGGAGGTAAGAAAGGCGGAGGCATTCTTGGTGCCTTGCTTGGCGGAATGGTTGGCGGAGGCGCAAGTGTACCTATTACCGCAGACCAAGGTCCATTGCCCGGCGGTGGCAATCTTGGACAGCCAGGCCTTACGCCTACGTACACGGGTGGCGAAGGTAACCACTTTCTTACGCTCGGTAACCCTAACCGAGAGCAGATTAAACTGGGTCGCTTCTTTAAGCCTCGTGTTAATCAAGAAGCTGCCGCTGCACTTGCTGCCGATCCTCTTGCGCCTGTGCAACTGGAACAGCCTACGACTGGTGTTGGCGGTTTCTTTCGTAGAATGTTCGGTGACAATGCCAATGAACGTAACGCTGCACTTGCTGAACAGCAAGGACAGTTGCGTTTACAAAAGTGGCTTATGGATCAGCAGACGCAAGGACGAATGGGCATGTTGGACAAGGAGCATCAGTATGCGATGGAGCGTGTGAGGGCACAGATTGAAGCTGATAATACACGGCAGGCTAATTCTGACCAGACGGCGCTGCAACGTCTGCGCTTGCAGGATCAAAATAATCTTGGCCTTGAGGGCCTGCGTGCAGTTAATGATCTCATTGGCAAGTCGCAGGATCAATCATTTCGTGCGCGCCAAAGTGCACTTGATCGTGATATTACTACGCGTGGTCAGGACATTAACGCTGACGTTGCGCAACTACATTATGGCCAAACTAAGGATGTAATGCCACCTGGATGGGGTAGAATTGAAGGTCAGACATTATATCCTGATCCTACCACAGGTGAGATGAAAGTATTTACTGGTGTAATGCCTGCACAAGGTGGACTTGATCTAGCGGCCAGACAGCACGCGAAGGCGCTTAATGACGCTAAACTTGAGCAGAACGAAATCGAAAAACTTCAACAGCCAGGCACAGTGCTTGGTGGTATCGGAACTGTCGCCTCAGATGTCGGTGGTGCTATTAGCGGAGCTGTTGGTAAAGCTGCGCCTTATGTCCCAGGACTTTCAGGCCTTAGCGCTCTTGGTGAAGAGAAGGACCGTCTGTTCAATTACTTTCGGCGTATTGCGTCCGAAAAGAAAGCACGTGAACTTATGAAGCGTGGCCTCGTTAACCCAATTCCTACCACTGAATAACATGCCTATTACTGCACAACAGAAGCTAGAGATCCTTCGTGAGGTTGGTGCCGATCCAGACAAGTACTGGCTGGACGACGAAGGCAATGTCATCGACTTGCCTAAAGATTCGTCCGCGATGGCCGGTGCTAAGACTGCACTCCTTAACTTGCCACGTACTGCGGCAGGTGTCGGTGGCGCTGCGCTTGGTGCCGCCGGTGCCGGTGCGCTTGGCTTGCCTACTGGACCGGGCGCTGTTGCCGCAGGTCTGGCGGGAGGCTTTGGCGGTGCTGCGCTAGGCTCTACGCTTGGTGAAGCATTTCAGAATGCCATCTATCCTGACGATGTACTGATGGCCCAGCAAGCTCGTTCTGTGCGCAATCCCGGCGCAGTACAGCTTGGTGATCTAGCGTCGCAGGCTGTGTTCATGCGGCCTAGTATTAGCCAGACACGTGATGCTGTGCGCGGTCTTCGAGCTTTCAGTACGATGCCAGGATTCGCTAACATGCGTCCGGCACAGTCTGCTGCACTGATGAACATGGGCACTGGCGCTGCCGTTGAGGGTGGTGCAACGCTTGCGCAAGGAGGAGATCTCTCAGAGATCCTTAAGAATGCAGCCATTGGCGCTGTGTTCTCTAATCCTACGAAAGTGTCACAGGTAATGACTCGTGGGGTTTTCAAGCCTCACGTTGCCGACGTAGGTCTGCGCGATGCAGTAAATCCTGCTGACCTTCTCGCTAAGCCTACCGAACCAACTGTAGAGAAGCCTCGTGAAGTTAATCCTGAACTGTTGAAGGCTTACGTTAAGCAACAGCAGGCGGATGCTAAGCTGGCGCAACAGCTTGCGGCGCTTAAAGCTAATCAGGAAGCTGCTGCGAAGAAGGCACAGATCGACGCTGAGCAAGGCATTGGCATTGAACAGCCGTTGCCTGCGCAGGACTTTACGCTGCCGCCGAATCTCAATTCTGTCGAAGCTCGCTTCTTACGTTCACAGGCTGTTGAGCCTGACGTGGAAATTACGCTTGATCCGCAGGCTCCTAAGCCGCAGCCTAAGCCTCCTGTTATCCTCGAACCCGGTACGCCGGGCGCACTTGATCAGGAGCTTGGTACGCGCATGACGAAGCCATTCTTCGATTGGTGGGCCAATAACGCCAAAGAGAACTACCGCACGCGCATGACTGCCGGGCGTCCGACTGGCGATCAAGGACAGTCGGTCGCAGGCGTTACGCAAGGTACTCGCGGACCTGATGGCAAACGGGATATTACCATTGACAAGAACGCGTATACAGATACTGCGCCGCACGAACTTACTCACGGAATGATCTTGGATGTTCTCCAGCATGGTAAGAAGGGTGAGCAAGCTGAGATGCGCAGGTTGCTCAAGGCTGCTGGAGTAGAGGAAGAAGCCTTTGTGCAAGGCGTTGGGGAAGATGTCGTGCGTCGGTTCATGTCTGGCACACCGACTACGAAGACTACAGAAGGAGGAACTACCACGACGACAGCTCGTGGAATGGATGACTCTTGGCGCAGCGACTTTGTGTCGTTCATGAAGTACAAGTTCGGCAAGGCAACCCCTGAGGATGTGCGCCGGATTATGTCGAACACTATGCTTCGTGGCGGCGGATCTAAGGGTGTGTCGAAGATTGTTGCTAAGCCTACTCAGGAAGTGGAAGAGAAGCCTCCTGTAATGCCTGAGCCTCCTAGGCAGGAAGTGAATGCTGAGGAGATGGCTAAGACTTATCAGCCTGTTGAACAAGAAGTGGCTCCGGCCAATGAGGAGTTCAATAGGTCCATGCAGGAGACACGCGATAGGATGCGTGTTGAGGAGATGAACAGGCAGAATGCACAGAAGGTTGAAGGTGTGCGCGGTGAGCCTGTTGAGGCACCTGTTCGTAAACCTGTGCCTGTGGTGGAGCCTGCGCCTGCGCCTGCTGAGCCTGTGGTTAACCTTGATGAAGTTGGCGTTGGTAGCGCGGTTGACCGTCCAGTTTCTCGCGCGTATTCTGGTGAATCAATTCCTGCCAATGTGCGTCGTGGTCGTGCGAACGCTACCAACGAACGCGAATCCGCTGCTGACCTTGAGGCTCGTAGGATTGAGGCTAGGTTGTCCGGTGAAGAGCGGCCGAGGTATCAGGAGAAAAGTCCAGAAGACAGGACCTTCTCCACTGACTTCGAGAAGGAACTCTCTAAGGATGCTCCGTTCAAGATTCAAGCTTCCAAGGATGGACGACTGAACCGCAACGACATCAAGGCTGCTGTGTCTAAGCTTAATCCTACCGAGCAAGAGATGCTCAAGGAAGCAGGGCTGGAGCAGTATTTGACGAAGGTTGCACGGCCCAACAGGGAAGAGTTGAAGGCTTGGGCGGAAGAGAATATTCCGAGGGTGGAGGTTAAGGAGTTGTATGCCACTAGGGATGCGCAAACGAATGCGAGGCAAGCTAAACTTGAAGAACGCATGGCGGATATTAGGCATAAACTTGATACACAATATGCTATCCCGCTTTCTACCTATAACGAAGCTAGGTGGGAGCATAGTCAGTTTGACGCGCTAGAGATTGCAAAGCGTGGTATGTCTGCACAGGCTGCGTCAGATTTTGATTTACTGATTAATGAACGGGCTGACATTGAATTTGAGTTGTCCGGTTTTGAGTTCGATAATAGATTACGAAACAACGACTCAGCCACACGCGCCTACACCCAAGTCAACCCTCGCGAACTCAAGGACATGCCGGGTGCGGTGGACTTGTTGGTGAGGATGCCGACTAAGTACAACGAGCGTGAACTGGAACGCTATGAGTGGTCACCTACAACTAAGGATGTGATCCTTGACGGCAAGGCAACAGGGCAAAAGATGGAAGAGGCCGAGTTCTCAAAGTTCTTGAAGGATGTGCATAAAGGCACAATCCCAAAGTATCCAGCGAAGAATACACATTATGGTCAATCCGGCGACAACCTCCTCGCACACGTTCGCGCCTACGAGCACACGATGCCCGACGGTGAGCGCGTGTTGCGTGTGTTTGAGGTGCAGAGTGATTGGGCGCAGGCGAGGAGGCGATACGAGGCTGAGATGCCTAAGATTGAATCTCTTGACAAGCTCCCAGAAGGTTGGAGGTTGAAGAATTATCCTTATGGCTCTGACACGTATGTACTGGTTGATCAGAATGATACCGGCGTAACTGTACCGAAAATCGAAAGTGAAGTCTTGGCTGATTATGCAGAGCGTCGCGCAACATATCTGACACAAAAGCCAATACACAGTGGTCAAACTCCAGGTGACCCTCTCCTCGCCCAGCATCAGCGCCTTGCACTCAAGGCCGCTATCGAACATGCGCGCAAGCGTGGAATCAAGCGTGTGGTGATTGATGACGCTGAGACTGCGATGTTGACGGAGGGGCATGATAGGTATTCAGATTCATATCTTGAGCCTACCAAGAATAATATTGATCGCATGATTGCGAGCAATGAGTCCACACGTGACATTGAAAAGCTTAAGCGCGGTGAACGCATTAAGCTTGGGCAGGATAATCCGACGATCAGAAAATGGCGTGAAGAAGGTTTCGACATTACGCAAACTATCTCCCAAGAACGCGGAATGCGCCTCGCCTACGACAACGTCCTCCAGCAGCAGATGCGCGACCTCGCTGGCGATGGAATGAAGGTTGAGCTTGGGGAGCATAAGAATGCGATTGACAAGGGCCCAAGAGACATTGTTGAGCGTATGCCTTGGGTCGCTGAAAGTGAAGTGGAGACACGTCATTTCGCATCAGAAGCTGAAGCACGTGAAGCCGCCAGAAACTTGACTGCGCGTAGCACTCGTGGTCATGTATGGGAAGCTAAGCCTAATCCGGAGTTGGTTAACGTTGGTAAGCCTCGCCAAGACCTAATCTTCAAAAACCCAGACGGCACACCAAAGACAACCTCCACCGGTTACGTCTACGATGTCACCGCGCCTCAAGCACGACGCGAGGCTGGCGAACCGTTTAGCTATGCTGGCCGACGCTACCAACAATTCGGACCTAACCGTCCTACCTCAGGTCTCCCAGACGCAGAAGGTCGCCTGTCTGCCTCACCGTTCGAGTCTGCTTCCCAGAAAGCTGCTCGTTCTTCCAATCCTGTAATGCGCACAGTTGGCCGTGCGCTTACTGAACTGTTCCCTGCGCAACGTGCAATGCGTGGTAAGTATCGTGCGCTCGTAGAGTCATTCCAGAATCTTGACACCAAGGATAAGGACCTTCTCTACAAGATCCTCATCGACGAGTACCGTGCAGGTAAGACTGCTCCCGGTACTGTTCCAGCGCGCCTACGTAAAGAGTACAACGATGTGCGTAAAACTCTTCGGCAGATGCGCGATGACCAGATCGCTGCTGGACAACGCAATGCAGACGGCGCTGTGCCGGGCATTGACGACTCGTACTTCCCGAACGTGGTTGATCCTTCGGTGCGCAAAACGATTGTTGACGAGATTGACTCGCCTAGGTTCCGACAGTTGAAGAAAGAGTTCGTCGATTTCAACCAAGCATACTTGGTAAACAACAAGGGTTTCTCGTCCGCGAAAGCTGCCGAAGAAGCTAACAAGTTCTTCAACCGTTTCATCGGAACTTTGAACAAACAACCAGTCGCAGGAGCTTTCGACTTCGGCGCAGTAGTGCTGCCCGAGGGTTCACGTCTTCCTGACAACTGGCTGCACAGCGATCCTGCCGAAGCTATGTCACAGTATGTGCGTGACTGGGCGCGTTCGCGTACGTTCCACGACATTGTCCAGACGAACGAAGATGTGATGGCTGGGCTCGGACAAGAAGAGTTCTTCGTGGGCGGTAAGAAGACTCCTGTTAAGAATCGTGTTGCTTCACCTGTCGTAAAGGACGACAACATTCTGCACTTGTTGAATGAGGCTGTTGGCATTCGACGAGGTTCGCAAGACAAGATCACAGGTGCGATTGGTCGTGCGGCTTCGGCTGCGTGGCTAGCCAATCCGATTACGAGGTCTATTGACGTAGCCACGCCTGTGTTCAAGAGTCTTGGTATGCTGCCTCCGTCCAAGATTCCTGGACTTATTGCTAACTTGCGCTACCTAGGTGATTCAATCCAGCGAGCCCACGATACTGGTTGGATTCGTGATGATGGTAATACTATCGTCGGTGAGGTATTGGGTGCGGGTGAGGCGTTCAGTAATGGGCTTGACAAGTTCAGTAAGAGCTTGTCTAAGTACACAGGTTCTGAGTGGCTAGAAAACTTCGGCCGTGGGCTGTCTCAGAACCTTGGCGAGTACATTGCACGTACGCATGGTGCATTGGCATTGTCCGGTAACAAGCGTTCTGTAGACTTCCTCGACAGGGTTGCTCCTAACTGGCGCACCTTATCCGAAGCAGAACTTGGCACTCGTATTGGTCAACTGTTCCAAGGACGCTACGACGCCACTAACTTGCCTCAGTGGTTGAGTGACTCGCCTGCTGCGCCGTTCTTCTCGCTCGCACGATGGAATATCGAACAGTGGAATAACTTCCGTGAGTTCGCTATTAAGCCTGCGCGCAACGGTGATCCCG